TTTGATAGTAGCCATTCCTTGATTAACCTCCACAGAGTTATTTTACAGAGGTTTAGAGGTCTTGTCAACCCCCCTCTGCTGTCCATATACTATAAGACCCTCCAGGGGTTTCCTAGAGGGCATATAGACGGTTTGTGGAGTGTCTATTGACTGATGTGCTATAATATGTAAAAAAAATGATTCATGGATCATCAAGTTGCTGGATATTTTGCTACTCCTGTTGTCGCGATCAAACTTACGGATAAAGAAAATGAAAGATTAAAAGATCTTTTTTATAAAAAAATTAGAAATAAAGATTACAAAGATATTGGTAGAAATCCCTGCGATACGTTAACTCATTACTATAACGTTTTTAAGAATTTTAGAGAAGTAAGGGATATATTTAAAAAACTAGAAACAATGGCAAACTTTGTCTACAAAGATGTAATGAATCATACGACAGATTTATTCATTAAAGAACACTGGTTTAACTATGCAAAAAGAAATTCATCCCAACATTTTCATGCACATGCAAACTCAGTTTTGTCTGGAACTATTTTTATTGATGTTGATGAAGACTATTTGATCTTCAAAACTCCATTTGATATTGATAGAACTCCTCCGCATATGAATACTATTGTGGATGAACCTTCATACGAAGAAAATAAACTTGGTTATACATTTCATTCACCAGAAGTAAGTGCAGGTGTCGCAAATGGCACAGTATTATTTTGGCCTTCATATTTGAGGCACGGTTATCAAGATACAAAAAAAGAGGGTCGTTTAACCCTCTCTTTTAACTGCTTTCCAAAATCATTCAATCATGACTATTCTATTGGAACTTATACTTGATGATACAACATCCAGATCCACCTGATCTACCATTTCCTCCATGAGTTGATCCACCACCACCGCCACTTCCACGGTGATTAAGACCTGCTTCTCCATGTTGGTTACCTGGTCCAGAAGTTTGAGCACCACGACCACCACCACCTAAACCACCAGGAACACCAAAGTTTCTACCACTACCACTGTTATTGTTATAGTCAGATCCACCGCCACCAGCACCAAAGTAACGGAATCCAGGATCACTATGACCAATATTTAAGAATGGATTAGGAATTTGGGGTTTGAATGGATCAAGAAAGTCACTTGGAACTTGGTATCCATTACCACCTCTACCCCAATTATTGGAAGGAGTTACACCACTATGAGATGCTCCTGCATATCCACGCTCTCCTGCTCCTCCTCCACCACCACCAGATCCACTAGGGTCTGTGGTTGCGACAGTATCAGCACCACCACCAGCAAATCCTTGAGAAAGAACAGTAGCAGTATTTCCTAAGATATTTGTTGCACTTGGAAATGTTTGTGATTGTGTTGGTTGGTATCCTATACCACCACCAGGTCCATAGGTAGGGTATCCATCATCAGGATGACCAGCAGATCCAGGTATGTTGCCCATTCCACCACCACAACCACCATCTCTGTAATCGGCATCCCTGGCATTTGGTGGGTTAAAATATCCACCAAATCCACCACCTTTAGCAGTTAATACAATACCTGATCCGCCTGGATTGAAGAGTGTATCTCCACCTCTTGCGCTTGATGAGTTGCCAGGACCAGGAGAATCATCTGCTGATGCACCAGAAATAGAAATAGGATATGTGCCTGCTGAAATAACAATACCCCCATTATTAGTCCAGACAACGCCACCACCTCCACCACCATTTCCTTGGTCGGGGCTTCCAGAACCACCTGAACCAATCATCATGATTTCTACTGTTGCATCTGGTTCGGCACTAGTTACCTGAAAATTATCTGAGTTTGGATGCGTAAAAACATGAAGTTTATAATCACCTGATGTATATTCGGTTCCACCGCTGGCACTTAAAATTCCAGGATTAGCAGATGCAGCACCACCACCAGCAGATTTACCAAAACCAAAACCACCAATGCCTCTAGTGATTCCAGTAAAGACTGGTTTTTCTTTTACGAAAAAGTCTCTAAAAATACTCATTTTAGTTACCTCCTATCAACCGAAACGGAATCCGCCATTCTTTGTGACAAATGTTCTGTAACTCGTTGCATCTGTATTTGTTCCGCCATTATAATGAATACCAAAAGTAACAACATCAATATCTTCTGCTGTTGTTGAGAGAGATACAGTAGTACCAGAACCTACAAGTCCTTCAGTATTAAAACCAGCAACACCTTCTGGAGTCAATGTAATGTTAGTTCCAATACCTGCTGCTGTTGTTGAGTTAGCAGTGCCAGCACCATCCTGATTAAAGATAACGGTGATTGTGTGGAATGAATTCTTAAGAACAGGGAAGTTCGTGATAGAAACAACACCAACTGCTTGGTTACTTGCAACATCATGGGTAAACACTGTTCCCAGTCTGGCATTTAATGTCAAAATACCTGTTGTGATTCCTGATACTGGATCAGCACCAGTTGCATATGATCCTGTATTTACAGTTTCTACTGCGTTAGTGATATTAGCACCACCACTGAATGTAACAGCACTACCAGTTTTTGCAGTGACGAAACCAACAACCTCAATGCCTGTTCTTGCGGTGATGAGACCAACAGAATCTACGTTAGTAACATCTTCGTAAGTCAAAACACCAGTCAGGGTCATACCTACACCAGTGATATTTCTAACGGCAATATCAGGTGTCCCCGTTAATCCTGCAGCAGTTCCTGAACTATTAACTGCAATGGTTCCAGACCCACTAATTGTCTTTCCAGCAGGGAGAGTTGCACCTTGAGTCAGCTCAACTGCACCTGTTCCCGCCTCATCAATAACTTTATCTACCCTAATTTCAGACATTTTACTCTAAAATCCTTTTGCTATATGTTATTTATTAAAATACACCGAGCACATTAGTAACTAATGTGGTGGCAGAACCTACATGAAATGTTGCACCAGTTGCAACATGAACGATACTCTCTCTGATAAATGCAACATTTCCAGAAGTATCATCAGATTCTATCTTAATTGATATTCCTGCACCAATCTGCACCTGTTCTGGTGTCTTGAAGAAAACATTTAGTGGTGAAGTTGTATCACTTGAAAGTGCAGTAGCAAAACCAGAAACACCAGTTAATTCACTACCATCACCAACAAACTGAGTTGCAGTGACAACTCCACTAATGTTGGCCGCGGTGGCAGTTACAGTGCCATCAACATCTAGTTTAGTTGTAGGTACTGTACTGCCGATACCAACGCGATCATTAGCACTATCAGCGGTAAAAATATTCTGATCTGCTAAACTGGCAAGTGTTACTGCTCTAGTCATTATGCCAAGACTTTTTTTCTATTTATAAAAAGACCCCCTAAGGTTTCTCTTAGGGGGTCTTTAAGTAGTTTATATATTATCTTACGACGTAGGATATGAAACAATAACAATACCATCACCACCTGGATGACCACCGTTGGAAGTCGCCGTCGCACCGCCGCCCGCTCCACGACCATCAATACCTTGAGTACCATCTCCAGGACCACCACCAGCACCACCACCACCAGATCCACCAGCAACTTGTGTGTCATCATCAGATTGTCCAGAACCTCCACCAGCAAATTGATTGAAATCGGGGGAAGGTTGAGCAATTCCTAAGAATGGATTAGGCAACCAAGAATAAGGTGATGGTAAAAATGTGGATGGAACTGCTTTACCTGCTCCACCAGCACCACCTCTACCACCAGATGGTGGATCACTTCCAGCACCACCAGCACCACCACCACCAGCACCAGTATTATTGGTGACTGGTTGTCCTAATCCCTCAGTTGCCGCACCACCACCATTTTGGAAGTGATTGTTTCTAGTTAGTGCAGGAATTGCGGTTGGTCCAATTGTTGGCCAATCAGGAGAATAATCAGCACCACCACCTCTAGCAGTTGGTGTATTTTGCGAACTAGCACCACCACCAGATCCAAAATAAACAGAGTGGGGATTTCCAAGAGGACCACCTTGATTGGCACCAGAACGTGGAACACCATGGTGTGCATCAATAGGGCTGGTGCTATTACCACCGCCTCCACCACCACCGTATGCTACGATTGAATTAGTTGGGTATGGTCCTCCAATGGCACCAGCACCCCCAGCAGCTACTCCAAAAGTAGAAGGAGCACCCCAAGCACCTTGAGTGTTAATAAATCTTCTATTAGTATAAGCAGGATTTGTTGGTGTTGAGGTTGAGTCGAAAGCTAATCCGCCATCTCCTACGTTAACGGTATAAGTTCCTGGAGAAAATGGAAAATCATCAACATAGACATATGATCCAGCACCACCGCCACCACCATAGTTTCCTCCACCACCTCCGCCACCGACACAAAGGACACTGAGAGTCGCAGATCCTGGATCAGAATTAACTACAAAGTTGTCTGAATTAGGGAACGTAAATACATGAATCTTTCTATTGTTTGAAGTGTCTTCATATACTGTTCCGCCAGTTGCATCCATGCCGGCACCGCCGCCCTGGACCAGGCCTCCTCCAATACCACCACCCATTCCTAATAAACTAAGGATTGGAGATTCTTTTTTGTGTTGTTCGTTAAACATCACTTACCTCCTATCAAGCAAAGTTACTGTTATTACACTGTACCAATAAGTCTGTATTTTCTGTACCGGTAGAAGCAATTCTTGTAATTTGAACAGTAGTTAAGTCAAAACCTCCAGCAGCTGCTGAACTCGGCGCAGCTCCACCATTCCATTCTTCTGTTACTGCTGCACCATCAACAGTAAATTCATCAATATATCCTGCACCGTTTGGTTTTGTTGTGATATTAACTGAAATAGTTTCGCCAACTGATAATCTATCCATTAATTCAACAGAAGAACTAAATCTTATATTAACTGCTAAACCTGCACCTCCACCATCTTCATCTGTTGTATAAACATGAGACATTCCATCTTCAAGATTTACATGAACTCCAGATACATCACTGAGTCTGCCCGCTACAACATTTGCTTTTTCCTTAATTAACCCACCACCATCAAAGTGGGCACCATTATGGAATGTTGCAATACCTGCTACAGTTGCACCACCTCCAACAACATTAACTCCACCAGCAAGAACTTTAACACCTGTTCTTGCAGTGATGAGACCAACAGCATCTACATTAGTAACATCTTCATAAGTTAGAACGCCAGTAAAGGTTGCACCAACACCAGTGATATTTCTAACGGCAATATCAGGAGTACCAGTAAGTCCAGCAGCAGTTCCAGTTGTATTTTGGTTAAGAGTAGGTATCAACCCTGCAGCAATAGAACCAGACCCACTAATGGTCTTACCACTGGGAAGAGTTGCACCCTCAGTTAACTCGACGGCACCTGTCGCTGCCCTATCTACAATTTTATCAGCTCTAATTCTTGACATTACTCTAGGATCTTTTTACTTATTTATAGAATTTAAGTTAATGACAAAACGTCTAAAACAAGTTCATCACCGTCAGAAATAATTAAATCATAAGTATCATCAATGAAAATGTCTGCATAATTTGTATATGCAGAACGGAATTCACCAACACTTAATGTTGCTGTGCTTGGAGCATCAATAGTTGTTGTTTCAGTAATACTAAGAGTGTTATCAACAAAATAAATTTTATTTAATGCACTAGATTCTGTTTCACTTAATGCAGTTCCAAGTCCTGCACTTGCAACTCCTTGAAGGTTAGAACCATCTCCAAAAAAACTAGTTGCACTAACAACACCAACAACATGTAACTGTTCAGTCGGAGACGTTGAATTAACACCGACTTTTAAGTCACTGCTAACAGATAATGCATTTGAATTACCTAATCTTGATAAACTCCGTGCTCTGGTCATCGCACAACTTCTTTCTAGTTATTTAGGATAAAAAAAAGATCACCTAGTCTATTGACTGGTGATCAGGAAGTTTTGGTAATAAATCAAATGAAATGATCGTTCGATGCTTTCTTACTTGATTGGGATGAACGAAGTGTAATGTATAAGATGGAGAGATAAAGATTGTTCCCTCCTTTACATTCTGAGGATATGCAAGTGATGTAGTGTCGCTCCTAGGATCTTGCCATGGTGCAACAAAGCAGGTTGGAGTATGAACTTTAGGGTCATACTCAACATAAAGAATACCAGTAAATCCCCAGCTCTTGTGATTGTGTATGGTCTGTTGGTCACCTTTTTGATACCTGACAGTCCAACAATCTGTCATACTGCAGGTAACTTGTGCTTCTTGACAGAACTCAAATAGTTCATCTCTAATGAGATTCTGGAAGTAATGAAGATAGGATTTCTTATTGGTCTGCCTATCAGTCTCGAAGGTTTGGAGGTCAGTTCTAATGAACTTCTCCTCCTTAATCCTTTTAAGCAATCCTTTCTTCTTGAACTCCCAGTCTTTAATCTGATATTGATAGGTAGGATATTCAAATAGTGGTGCTTTCATAACGTTTTTAATGTGTTAAGAGTAATGTTACCAGAAACACTAATTCTGTCTTCCTCACAGTTAAAAAATGGAAATACTTCATGATAAAGTTGTGATGGAAAAAATAACAAAGTGCCTTCCTTTTCAGGATTCATATCATAACTATATCCCGACATCTTTCCAAGAATATCTGTATAGAGAAAGGAAAAGTTAGAAATTACCTTGCAGTTTGAATCAGTGCAAATAGGATTGTTAACTTGTTCTGAAAATTTAGTTGGAATTTTCATCCAAATAACAAAACTATAAATCCCCCCATGATCATGTGGAGGATTAAATTCATGTTGTTTTTGATAATTTACCCACCATGATCGCAAATAATATGGATGTTTTGTCGCTGAAGGAAATCGATCACCTAAATTTTTAAACTCTTTTGAATATATTCTACAAAGAGGTTTAAGAGTATTAACAAAAAACCAATCAGATTTATCAATTAACTCATTACTTGCAGTTATATTTCCTGCAAGAGAATATTTGTAAGATTTTTTCTTGCGATTATCTATACATCTCCATATGTAATCCATTTCTTTTTCGGAAAGTTTTTTTTCTAACCATCCAAGATTAGGTGGTAAAACAACTTCCACTCCTTCATCACGAGTTCTTCTAAAAAGACTCACGATGCTCTATCCCATGCACAATGTGCTCTTTCTCCATCCTGAAGAACATAATGGAAGAAGATTTGGTGGTAGTAAATTTCAGTTTCTGGAGTTTTCTTACCAAATAGTTTTTTATTTTTTTTCTTTTGTACTCCAGGCATAGCATCACGCCAATGTGGACGTTCGCATCCCTTATAAAGCAAACCATCACCAGGTTTCAGAACTGCAGAACGTTTTTCACCAGGAACAAGAACAGATGTCTTCTTTTTATCAGTATAGGTATCTGGCGTCTTGATCCAGAAAGGCCAATCAGCATCCTCACCTTCTAGGTTGGTGCTGATATGAATAGAAACTGAAATCTCACATGCATCACGATCAGCATGACGAGTCAGTTCTTGTCCAGGATAGTAGAAACGATCATAGTAGTAAGTATTATACAACTTACGACCGATGATTTCCTCCAGTTTCAGACGAATGCCAGAGTGAATCTCACGATATTGTGGGTGCCAATAACGTGCAGTGGAACCTTCAACCTGTCTTTCTACAGGGCAGTGACTAAAATTTTCTGGATTCTTTCCCCAATAGTTATACTGACCTTTCTCTTCGGGCACTGGGTGATAAAGTTCTTCAGGATCCCAAAGATCTTTAACTACAAGATATCCATCCTTCTCAAATTTTTCATTACGGGTCCAGGTAGTTCCTGTATTCCTTTTCTCCTGCATCATAATTTGCAGTTCATTCATTTGTTCTGCCATGTTTTTACTCCTGTAGATTATATCTCATGGTATTAGTTGTGCATTTAAATTTAGGCATAATGTTGAACGATAAGGACATTCTATATTCATCGTCATTGTAGTCACCTAGAAAAGTTCCGTGTCTTATCCAACTAGGAAAAAATAAAATAGTCCCTACCTTAGGTTCAATTTCCCAAGATCTATATTGAAACATGGATGCTTTATAATCGTTTGCATCAAATTGCCAATTAGATCTCCCATCAACTGGATTTTCAAAATAAATTTTACCCTTGTTTTTTCCTGGTGTTTGTAAATAAAGGACACCCGATAGAAAAGAGTTGGGGTGGCAGTGTGATGCCAAGTATCCACCTTTACCACTAATATTAGACCACATGCTCAAAATATCAAATTCATTTGCTGAAATATTTAAAACCTGAATGGTAGTTTTTATAATAGGATTTAATACCTTTAAAAGACAACCATAGTCTGGATTTAAATGCAAATCATCATCACTGGTGAGTGTATTATGAAAATTTATTTGACGTTGTTCTTCCCACTTTTTTTCATGATTTGAAATATTTTTTTTAACAAGGTTAGAAATTTTTTTACAAATCGAAGTGTCTTTCAGTTCATATTGAAAAACAGGAGTAGGAAATAAAGATTGTTGAATTCCATCAACACAATCAATTGAATTTAACAAATTTTTTGGAAATTCATAACGATTATAGTCAAATGGTTGTGACATTTAATCACTTCCAACGGGGTCCAACAGTCCATCCAACGATAGACTTACGGGTTCCTTTCGTTACTTTCAGAACTCGGTGTTGTGTACGAGAGTCAAACAATACAATCGTACCACGCTTACGGGGAACAATATAAGACTTGCCTGCTTCATCCAGCAGTTGCACATTACCACCCTCATAATCATCGGGGTGAGAGAGTTGCATTGCGAAAGACAGTTTACGAACCATCTCAATATTTTCATTTACAAAGTCTTGTCCCAGACCATCAGCACGATTACCAACTGCTACTGGTTTGTATTGTGTAGCAAGTCCTGCATCATTATGCCATCCGTAGAACTGACCTTCTTGATACCTGGTGTATTGCATTGATTCTCCATCAATACACCGCAGGTCATAAAGGAAATTCTCGCGGTTTGCGCGTTGGATATAGTGCCACAAGAAACCACCGACCCAGTGAGTCGTTGGAATCCAGGCATTTTGTGAGTTCCTTTTCTCTTTGTTGAGAGCATCTCCATGCAATTTGGAG